CAACACGAGTTTGAAGATCTATTTGAGTATAAAGCAAGCACCTACATCAAAATGATGGACAAGGTGAAGGATATGATGTATGGTTCATCCACCACATATAATAATCTCCCTGGTGCATGTCAAGAGGTGTTGCGAGACATCACACAATCTCTCATCTATGATACAGAGTATGCGTTCAAGGATGCTCACCCAGAGTATAAGAATAATGATGATGAAATCTTTATTCCTCGTCGTTCTTTCAAAGAGGATGTAACAGAAGCACTACTAGAAGCAAACAAAAAGTTCTGGAACAACGCCAATGAGTGTCCTCCATGTGATACACTTGCATGTGTAGATCACCTCACTGATGACTAATGGATAACAAATGGATTGGTTGGGTTAGAACTAAGTCCAACCGACTTGAATCTGCTGAGTTCACTACACTCAACGAGAGTTTGAGTGATGCAACAGCAGAAGTTGCCTCACGCACTGGTGCTAAGAGTGTCTCACTCTATAAAGCACCAATGTCAGCAGCACCTGCCATTGCTAGTGTTGCTGTAGGTGCTGGAACTGCCTTTACCGAATCTGATTTTGGTTTCCTAATCCTTGGTGCGGTTGCTATCATCTTATGGCCTATTACTCTCACAATCCTTATCATTTTGTTCATTAGATGGTGGAGGAAAAGAGATGTCATACGAGGACTTACCGCAGTATTTGTATCATATTTGCCATGGTCTATTAAAAGACCTCTGAGGCGTCGTTATGAGTGGTTGAACTAGATTGTACTGTGACAGTTAAACAACCTGCACACAGACGCTCCCAGAGGGGTCTCAGACATGCAATACTATAAGAGTCAAGGGAATCACGCATGACCGCAACACTCGCTAAGGAGACAATCGCTCTCAAGGTTCTCAAGCACACTGAGCAACTGTGTGAAGCATTGAAGGATGACTATAAGCGTTATTCTATCAAATCACACTTTGCTTCTATTGCTCGTGCAATTCAAGAGGGTGATACTCAATCCACTATCGATTATCACAATCGTTGTGTTGATGACATCAAAGATGAGATTGGCGTCTATCAGTATGTGATCGAGTCTGGTCGTAAGTATCACAAAATCATTATGATTGATTCCAGTGGTTCTCGATCTGTCCATGCATTTGTTGACCGAATGACTGGCGAAGTCTACAAGTCTGCATCATGGAAATCACCTGCAAAGGGTGTTCGCTACAATCTTCTCATCATCTCTTCTCGTGAGGAGTGTCTGATGCGGGCAGACTGGGCAGGTAGTTACCTCTACGCCCTATAAATAAAACGACTATTCATAACATTATGGCAGACCAACAGTTTTCTATTCACAAACAAGAGATTCTCCAGAAACAACTCAAACAAACCATGAGTTCTCTGGGTGAGGTGGATAAGCGCATCAATGAACTAGAGGCGCTTGTGCTTGCATCTTTCAAGAAAATGCAAGTAGATCAAATTGCTCTCTACAACATGATCTCTGAGATTAAAGAAGCGAAAGAGGCATCAGAAAAGTTTGATCTAGACGGTATGCCTGCTCAGATCCCAACTGCACCACCTGAAGAAGTGGCACCACAGGTTTGACAACCACCACAAACTGACCTAATCTAACTGAGTACACAACACTACATCATGAACAACGATTTCGATTTTGAGTACAACGATTTCGATGAACTTTACGAGTCGATGATGGAAACTGGTCCCGAAGATTGGTTGCCTGATGCAGGCATTCGTGAGACGTTTGATCCTGAAACTCAGAAACTTCTCAAGCAATTCTGATACCATGTGCCAGTACGGCAAAGTGTCCACTGTCTCTTGACGGTGGACTTTTTTTATGCAATGATATATGTATCGAAGGTTAATTGATGCAACTCCGTCCCCATCAACAACGTGCAGTCGATGCAATGTTTGCTCACCATAAAGGTCAAATCATTGTACCTACTGGTGGTGGCAAAACTCTGACGATGATTGTTGATATTCAGGTTAATCACGATATTATCAAGAAAGGAATCACTACGGTTGTTGTAGCACCCCGCATCCTTCTTGCAGAACAACTGTGCTCTGAGTTCTTGGAGGTTCTTGATACCGAATATACTCATGTGATGCACGTTCATAGTGGTGAGACGCATCACTATTCTTCTACCAAACCTGAACAGATTCACCTGTTTGCTAATACTGCCCGTTCTGTTGGTGAGAACGTTATTATCTTCACCACCTACAATTCTCTCCATCGTGTGATGGAGGCAGACATTGAGGTCAATGCGATCTACTTTGATGAGGCACATAATAGTGTTCAGAAGAACTTTTTCCCTGCGACTGAGTTCTTCTCTCATGAGGCAGATCGTTGTTATTTCTTTACTGCAACTCCCAAACATTCCCTCACTCATCGCAAACCAGGCATGAACGATGTTGAGGTTTATGGTCAGGTAATTTGCAAGGTTCCTGCACCTGAACTGATCAACGGTGGTTTTATCATTCCTCCTAAAGTTACTGCAGTTAAGATTGACACTGCAATCAGTAATGTTGCTGTGCGTGACTGCAATATGATTCTCAATTTGCTTCACAACGAAGACAACATGGAGAAGGTCATGGTAGCAGCACGTAAGACCAAAGATATTAACAATCTCATGACTCAAACTGAGTTTGTTGCTAAGTGCAATCTTGAGGGTCGTGATGTACTCTGGATCACCAGCAAGTATGGTGCATTTGTTAATGGTAAGAAGGTTAATCGTGAGGTATTCTTTGACACTATGAATGCCTGGGGTGGTGATCCAGACCGTAAGTTTGTTATGTTCCACCACTCTATTCTCTCTGAGGGTATCAACGTCAGTGGTCTTTCTGCATGTATTCTTATGCGTAACATGGACTACATTACCATGGCACAGACTATCGGTCGTGTTATTCGTTTGAACAAGGAAGACGCAAAAGATCTCCGCACTGGCGTCATCACTCCTGGTAAGTTGGAGACCTATCGCAAACCCTTCGGCAAATTGTGTGTTCCTGTCTACTCTAACGTCGGCATCAGTACACACAAACGTCTGCAATCTGTTGTGGACATTATCTTCGAAAAGGGTGAACCTGCCATCTCTGAGGTGCGTCGATGAACTACACTAAACAACAACTAATTGATGCACTTCAACGGGAGTATGAGTGGTTATGCCACGATGATTTCGATCCAGATGAAGATCTGACAATGGAAGAACATCTAGATATGCTACAACAACTATCTTACGATGAGTTGGTGGAGGAGACATCAACCGATGACATCTTCACTATAGATGAGTTCATGAGGACGTATGGGTAAAGAGCAAAAGTATTACAACTTCAACTCTACAATGCTCGACCCAGTTTGTGTGAGAGATTATGTCTCACCAGACGGCATGTGGGCGGTGATTCCTGTCATCGGCAACAAAGAGTGGGTTATCATCCACAATGGAAGTGTGCTCAGTGATGTATCACGCACTTTCCAAAGTGCCATGACTAAAGTAGAAAAATACAAAAAGTCGAAATCTGGTCCGAGGAAACGCACTAAGACCCCTGACAAACAAAAATCACAAAAAATCGAGAAATCGTCTAGTGGTGGCAAGGGATCTCAGACCAAGAAAACCAGTGCCGCCAAGGTAACCACTAAACCCAAGAAAAAATCTAGTGGACAGTTGAACAAAGTGGCACAGTCAACGGGAAATCCCCTGCTTGATGCCTTACAATAATCACATCGAGACAAACACCATGACTACCAAACTGAAGCGAATCTGTGTCAGTCCTGTCTCTCGCAAAGCAAAGAATCGTTTTGCAAATGAGATGGATTCTTTTCACACTTGCACTGTAGAATCTACTCGTGAATTGGGTGGCAAAGAGTGGATGTTCCTCAAATCTCTCAACGGTAACTACTTCTTTTGGGTTCCTGAGGGTGGATCTATGGACTGGAAAATTGAGAAGTAATGCTACACCCACAGTCAATTCTCAATGAACAACAACTCTCACTCCTACGGATTTTGATTCAAACTGAGGTCAAGTATGCACTCATGGAACAGCAACAAACTGATCCTGATCTACTAGAACAACAGAAAGAAATCTGCAACATTGTTTATGGCAACTTTATCCAAATGTCAACATGAACTTAGAGAAATCGGTTTCACACATGCACCACCAGATGATTACAAATACGAGGCAATTCCTCTTAAAAGTAATGTGGTTGCAATTTGGATTGTATCTACTCGTCGGTGGGTCTACAATGGTGGTGATGAGTCTCGTTGTATCTGGGGATTCTACAACACAAAGAAACGCACCTTCCATGCTCCAATCAACTCCAGTAAAGTCGGAGATGAGGTAGACTTTAACCTCACAACTCCATATTCAGCAATGCAACTCAATCTCAACCCATTAGAGAGGTGTTTCCAATGAGAATGATCGACCAAATTCGTGACAAGTGCATCGAAGTCATGGAAGAACAATATATGGCACGTCTTGAACTTCTTGTCAATGAAGAACAATACGAAGACGCTCGTGCCATTGTTTCTGAGATGTCAATCGAAGGAGTTGATGATGACGAACGTGTCACAGATTTCATCGATGATCTAACTGATTACACTGACGACGATATTGCTCACATTGTGTGGAGGGAGATTGACTAAAGACAACAAAGATCCTAAGAAGATTCTACCATCAGCATCAAAACATATTAAATACTTAAACCAACTTAAACGGGATCTAAAACGAAACCCAAAGTTCAAACTACGCAAACCCAAACCTAGGTAACATGTACCATCTAAATTGTCATCTGAACCACGATCAATATAATCTATTATGTGAAGCATTGTACCACTACAGTGAGTCACTATCAGATGCCAATATGGATGAGGATGTGCTTATCTTGGAACAGATTGAGGATATATTCTCAGAGAAAATGAGACGCATTGCAGAATAACACACGGCACCCGCAAGGGTGCTTTTTTTTGTGCAAATTGCCTTTTATATAAAAGCATTCAAAAAACAGCAGCATCAGCGGTTTCGGGGTGTGCTTATATAAAAACTGGCACACAACCCCTTGATTGTGGGGTTTTTTATGGGTTATTATATACTCATGAAGAACACACACCTAGAGCATCCCGAAGACGCGATTTTATCAGGTCGTGATGCTTTCAACAATATGCTGCAGTTTTTGCGTGATCGTAGCAGCACTGCCACTGTAAAGTGGGACGGAGCACCTGCTATTGTGTTCGGTACATATAAAGGTCGTTGGTTTGTTGGTACAAAGTCTGTATTTAATAAAGTAAAAGTCAAGATCAACTATAGTCATCACGATATTGATATAAACCACAGCAACAACTACAAGGTTGCTGCCATTCTGCATACTTGTTTCGATTGTTTGCGTCGAACTGAGGGTATTTGGCAGGGTGATTTTATAGGTTATGGTGGCACTGACACATATACTCCCAACACTATTACATATAAGTTTGACCAGGAGATTGCCAAGGGTATTGCTGTAGCAGTTCATACTAATTACCTTGGTGACGATCTCAAGACATTATCTGCCAACTTTGATGCACAATTCGATAGATATGAGTATGGTAGTGATACCAAATACTTAGACACCAATGCAACAATTACCTCCCGTAGTCGTAGAGTTGACTACCTTATTAGTCTTGCTACTTTGGTTGCGTCTGTTGTTAGATTACCTGACATCAAACAAGGACGAGAACTGAAGATTGCAGTCAATAAGTGTATTCGAGAACAGAAAGATATTTCCCATGCAGGTATGGGTATCCGACTGACTTTGCTGTACAAACTTATCATCCAGATCAAGCATCTTCTCATGCAGGGTATCACCTCCGAGGAGAACGTTCAATGTCAGTTTGAGGGTGTTGATTGTGCTCATGAGGGTTTTGTTATGACCAACAAGTTCGGTACTTACAAACTAGTCAACCGTAGAGAGTTCTCCTACCGCAACTTCACCAAAAAGAAGGACTGGTAATAAATAAGTTGTTCTATTTGCTCACAAAAATGACAAGATTCGGAGAATTGCTGGGCGGGAAGCGCCCAGAAGCACCTGCACCCGCTCCTGCACCTGAAATTGCACCCGAAACCGTAGAAGTAACAGAATCGCCAACTGTTGACGAAGATACTACTAACTACGAGCAACTAATCGAGGAAGAAGTAGCGGAACGCGAAGAAGATGCACCTGCCGCTGCTGCGGAAGAAGTACATCTTGACCCCAATGCTTCATATAATTTCATTAGAGAGTGACAGTTGAGGCACTGTCCACTGCCACTTGCAATGGGCGGTGATCGGTGCAATACTATAGAAGTCAAGGGGAGATCACACGATCTCCCACACATTTCACACTAAATCATGGCAACTCGTTCCCGCATTGGTATTCAACTTGCAGACGATTCTGTCCTGTCTGTGTATCACCATTGGGATGGTTATCCTGAGTGGTTGGGTCGTATTCTCACCACACATTACAACAGCAAGGATAAAGCATCCGAACTGATTGACGGTGGCGATATGTCATCTTGCTGGACCGATGATCGCTGGACTGGTAATCAACTTGCTCCCTATGTGATTGAGCAAAAGAAGTCCAAAGAGTATGGTCCCCAATACTACTCTCAACGTGGTGATTCTTGCCCTCCACGTTATGATCAGAGTGTGCAAGAGTTCTTAAATGAAGGTGAAGAATACTCCTATATCTTCCGCAATGGTGAGTGGATTTGTTATAATATGAACGAGTTTGATAGTCGCAAAGGTCCCGAGATGGTTGCAATCCCCGCAGGAGAATTGGCAGTATGAGAATTGCACTTGCATCCATGATTGTCCTTCTCGGAGCAAACGTCCTTGTGAGTGTTCTTAACTCTGACATGACTAAAATGATAAAGGAAAGGAATGAGCAGATTTGCAAATTACAAGGGACATGTTGATGTCCCTATGAGAATCATAGGCAGTTTTCTTGTCATTACTGCCTACTTTGTTATTTTACACGTCAACACGATTGTAGGAGTCACTATCAACGTAGTTGCAGATTTAATCTCTGTTCCATATTTTGTTCGCACTAAATCATGGGACGTTGTTATCATGTTGTCCTTTCTATTGTGCATCAGTTTAAGCAAATTGGTAGTGTGACAGTTGCCGAACTGCACACCTTTTCCCCCATTGGGTCCGATTCTGTGCAATTATAGGATCATGGAAAACAACGGAACTCAAATGTCTCTCTTCTCTCAAGGTTGGAAAGCAGAAGCATACTGGGGCAGCGAGTTGACTGCTCATCACCTCAACACCCGTTCGGTGTATCGTTTCAAGGAGAATAGCGACATCGCTATCACTCACTCTGCAAAGTA